ATAGAAAATGAAAAAAAAATTATTTTTTAAATAATTCAAAATATATTTTTGATTATTTTGAAAATAAAAAAGAAATATCTGAAGGAACAAATAAAACTACCATATTGAGTTCATTTTTTAAAAAGAAAGAGGAAAAAAAAGATGATAATAGCAATATATCAAATAGTAATTTACAAAAATATATGATAAACAATAATGAAAAATATTATGATATTAACAATTATATATATGACATAAATATATGTAAAAATTGCAATAAAGGAGAATTAATTCCTGTAGAAAATGAAGGTATTGTAGTATGTGATAAATGTCATGTCTCTTTAAAATATATTGTTGAACATGACAAACCATCATATAAAGAACCACCAAAAGAGGTATGTTTTTATGCATATAAAAGAATAAATCATTTTAGAGAAATACTTGCTCAATTTCAAGCAAAAGAATCAACACAAATTCCAGAAGAAGTTATTGAAAATATTAAAAATCAAATTAAAAAAGAACGAATTGATGTGAAACATATTAATAATAAAAAGGCCAAAGAAATATTGAAAAAATTGGGTTATAATAAATATTATGAACATATACCTTTTATTAAAGATAAATTAGGAATTCGACCTCCTATAATGAGTCCAGAATTAGAAGAAACATTATGTAATCTTTTTATGGATATTCAAGCACCTTATTCAAAATTTTGTCCAGATGATAGAGTTAATTTTTTAAATTATTATTATACCGTTTATAAATTATGTGAATTATTAGATCAAAGACAATTTTTATCTTATTTTCCCATGTTAAAAGATAGAGAGAAACGCATGGAACAAGATGAAATTTGGAAAAAAATATGTACTGAATTAGATTGGGAATTTATACCAACTATTTAAAATATTTTGCATATAGAAAAATTGATTTTATTTTTAATTAGAATTAAAAATAAAAAAACAATAAATAGAAATATGAAATTTCTTCCGCGTGAATTAGTTGATATGATTGCTGATTATCATGATTATGATAAATATTGTAAACCTGCTCATTTTGAAAAATTAAAGGAAATTATTAATAATATTGGTGATATGGCTGCTATTATGGACATTGATCAACATACTATCTCGCCTAATATTGCTTATTGTTGTTGGGGAGCAGGAGCTAAGTACCTAGAAGATTATGATAATGAAAACATGATAGGACTTTATGATGAATATGACGCAGATATGACTCCTTTTGAATACGAAGGGGGTGGATGGTACAATTAATAATATTCATTTATCATATTTTTAGATAATTGAATCTTTTTTGTATGTAATTCTAAAATTTTATTGATTTCTTCAACAATTTTTTCATAATTTTTTGTTTTTTCATTTACACATAAAAAACTTTTATCAGCGCATTTTGAATGTATTATCATAAATGGTCTATTTTTATAATTATCATTACAATTATTTAAACCATGTAATAATGATTCTTCCCGAATATAAAAATGTGTTAAATCTTTAAGGTATTCAACAAATGCTGGCTTTAATACATGTGTGTTATTTAAGTTATAATAATTCATATAGTATATTAAATGAATTTATTTAATATATTATTATTTAATTAACTAATTATAGTCCACCTGGGAAACCAACTAAGTTGGCACCAATACCGAAACCAGCACCTGAACGAGCAGATACGGCCATGCTTGGTACATAGGTATCTAAGATTGAGAATGTGGCAGCAGCGGTTAAAGCAATTAAAGCTACTTCATCCATATTTAAGGCTTTTTTAGGGATAGCATAGGCAGCTAAAGCAACCATTAAACCTTCAACTAAGTATTTTACGGCTCTTTTAATGAGTTCACCAAAATCTAACATTTCCATTTATATTAATTAAATAGAAAAAAATATCATTTATATAAATAATCTTAAAAAGCTTAAACATAAATAATCAATAAAAATTATAATAATGCAAGAAAATACTGAGCAAGTTTTTAATGATAAGAAAAGTCCTAAATATGTGGACTTATTAGATGAAGATAAAGCTATAGCTGGACAAAAATTTGTTTGTTTATCTTTTATTTCTCCAGATAAAATTTTAAAGGAAAAAGAACATTTCTTTTTTCAAGAATTCCTAAAGAATTATGATTTTGAAAAATCATTGGAAAAATTTACACAATTTGTTAACTTTATAGCATTTAAATACAAATTAAATTCAGATAATTTAAGTAATGATTTAAAAGAGTTTGTTATTTCTGAAAAAGATAAATTACAATCAGAATCAGTAACTGATGATTATAGAAATTTTATTGATCATTATGAAGATAAATTAGAAGAACAATTTGCCTCAACAAATGCGTATCAAACATCAACAAGAGGAATTAAAGTTAGAGGTGTTTTCCCTAATCAACAAGAGGCTGAATTAAGATGCAAAATGTTACGCGAATTAGATCCTAATCATGATGTATATGTAGGACAAGTTGGATTATGGATGCCTTGGGAACCAGAAGCTTATAAGACAGGTAGAGTAGAATATTTAGAAGAAGAATTAAATCAACTTATGCATGAAAAAGAAGAAAATGAAAAGAAAGCCAAAATAGAATTTGATAAACGCATTAAAGAAACAAAAGAAAAAGCTATTGAAGATAATAAAGAAAAAGCACTTGAATCTGGTAATAAATTATCTCAAAATATTGATGAACAAGGTAACTTATATAGTGTTAATACAAAAGGTGAACGCGAAGAATTATCAGTTGCTGATATCAAGCGTGAGCTTTTTGAAAATGAAAATGTTGTTTTAGATAAGAATACAGACCATGGATATTCTGATTTAACAATGAATAAAGATAAAGATAATCTAAGTGATGTAGACTAAAAAAATTTTTAAATTTATAAATATTGGGTATATTTATAAATGTCTGGTGAAGATAAAAAAGGATTTTTTACAAAAGATGAACAAGATTCTATAATGCAAACAGAAGAACCTAAAGACCCTCAATATAATGGTGAAGCTGTAGTTAATGACGAAGAAAAAATTCAAGAGAGTGTAGAAGGACAAAAAAAAGGATTATTTGGATTTTTTAAAAAGACTGAAGGTGAAGAAGAAAAAACTGAAGGTGAAGAAGAAAAAACTGAAGGTGAAGAAGAAAAAACTGAAAATAAAGGGTTATTATCTTCATTATTTGGAAAAAAAGAAGAAGTTGATTGTGAATCATTACTAAAACAAATGAGGGATTGTGTAAAAGAAAAAGATGGAACTACTATGTGTAAATTAGAAGTAGATGAATGGGAAAAACACTGTAAAAATGATGAAAATAAAGAAGAAAATACATCTGATGACGATACATCTGATGATGAATAAATAAAATACAATATATTTTATATTTTATTTATTAATTACTTTCTAACACATAAAGTGAATCCAAATTTCTTCCAAAATTATTATAATCTAATCCATATCCTATAACAAATTTATCAGGAATTTTTATACCTACAAATGATATATTAATATCTTTATTATCATGATAATTATATTTATCTACTTTAAATAATAAAGTACATATATTTAAACTTGTAGGTTTTTCTTTCATATAATCATCTACTAAACTTTTTATAGTAAAACCTGTATCAACTATATCTTCTACAATTAATACATTACAATTAGTAATATTTCTATTTAATTTTAATGTGTGCTTAATTTTTCCGGTAGATTCTGTTCCTTCATATGAACTCACTTTTATAAAATGAGTTTCACAATACAGATCTAAATGCTTTACTAAATCCGACATAAATATAAATGAACCATTAAGAACACCTATAATTATCAAAGGATTTTCTTCAGTAATAATATTTTTATAATATGTATTAATGTTGTGAGCCATATTTTCTATAGTATTTTCGATTGTATTTTTACTTATAAAAGGTGTAAAATATTTATCTTCAATTTTGTAATTTTGTTGAATATTTTCAGCTAACATTATATTAATGATATAAATATACTTTTTATATGTTTTTGATATATTATATGAAAAATGATTTATTAATTAAATTTTTGCAATAATTCTATTTTATCGCTATTTAAATTAGACATATAATACCATTTTTTCTTTGATGGATCCCATTTAGCACCATATGATTTTGCCTCATCTTTATCTTCATATTTTACTTTTAAATAACATTTTTTTGCTTTAGGTTCTGTTTTTTGATAAGGACAAGCTGTTTGTCCAATTGCCAAATTAGCTAATCTATCTGCTTCTTCATTACCTAACGAATGTTTATCTTGTTTTCCGGTATGTGCATCAATGTGTGTAAGAGATAAATTACTATAATTATCAAATGCAGTAAATAATGTTTTAACCAAATCTTTATTGGGTATATCTTTTTTCCAATTATCCAATTTACATTTTTTACCATATGTCGTACAACATTTAATTACATATTCTGAGTCTGTTACTATACAAATATTAAGATTGTTTTTTATTTCTTGTGTAATCATACACAAAGCTTCAAAAACAGCACCCAATTCAGCTGTATTATTTGTTTGCTTTCCTTCTACTTTTTTTGATATATTTCTTGGGTCATCGTAACCAAAAAATACACCCATTCCAGCTTTAGCATGAGGTTTTCCGTTATGTATACAAGCACCATCAGTATAAACAAACAAATCGATTGTTTCATTTTTCTGCACATTTAAAAATTGATCCATTTTACTATAAGTAAAATAGTAAATATTTTTTAATTCATTTCAATATATGAAATTTTAATTACATATGAAGTATTTTATTAAACAATTGAATTTTCCACAAGATGTTCAAAATATAATTTATTCTTTTATCGATTATACAGAACAAATAAGGAATTTACCTGCTGTTTGGTATAAAAGATTAATCAATTATAAATTATATGCACTATATAATTATTGGTATGATACAGGTA